ACGCCGCAGCCGCGGCTCTCTGATCCACCCGACGGGGGCTGGCCACTCGGCCAGCCCCCGTCCACCACCACGAGGAGCACCTGATGTCCAGCACCATCGAGCACCCCGGCACCGGGCTGACTGCCGACGAGGTCGGCATCCCGCGGACCGCCGACGAACGCCCCAAGGGCTACGCGCGCGACTACGTCCCTCGGGCGGGCTCGGAGCGGGAGCGCTTCATGGACGCCGCCCAGGCCGAGATCGAGGCGCAGGCCTCGCCCAGGACGACCCGGTTCATCGCCTACCGGACCGCCGGAAGGCTGGGCGTCGGGCACGACCAACTCGACAACATCGAGGAGGCGGTGCTCATGCTCCGGCGCACCGGCCGGGTGTCGATGGGTGCCGTCCGGGACGGCCGCTCGGCGTGGCACCAACTCTGGGTGACCTCCGCCGCCGAGGCGGCGCACGGCCTCCTGGGGGAGATCCAGGACCTGCACCACGACCGGCAGGACGGCCAGCCCTGGCGCGCGGTGCTGCTGCTGGAGGCCGCCGGGCTGATGGAGAGCCTGGCCGCCACGGCCGACCTCTACGGCGTGCCGATGGTGTCCGGCTCAGGCTCGGTGCCGCTCTCGGTCACCGAGCGGTTGGGGTTCCAGGCGGCGCAGTTGTTCCGCAAGACCGGCACCCGGACCGTCGTGATGAGCATCGGCGACTTCGACCTGATGGGGCTCCGCAACATCTTCGTTCCGGCCGCCCGGGACATCGAGCGGTTTGCCGCCGACTACGACGCCCCCGGCGCGGTGGTCGTCGAGCGGATCGCGGCCACGCCGGAGCAGATCGCGGCCCACCTCCCGCGCAACCTGCTCCAGCCCGCGCCGCCGGTGCCCTGGTGGCCTGCCGACTTCTCGCTCCCGGCCGCCGAGGCGCTGGAGGACGTGCTGCCCGGCTACGTGGCCGCCGAGTTGGACCGGTACCTGCCGGACGCCGAGTACCGGGCCGAGGTGACCGCCGCCGAGGCGGCGCTGCGGCTGGATGCCGGGCGGCTGCTGGTCGACCTGCTGTCCTGATGGTTGCTACCGTGCCACACGGTGTGGTATGGTAGCCCTACCAACCACCACCACGTCCTGGAGGACACCATGAGCATCGCCCGCGAGACCCTGCAGAGCATCCCGGCCCCGTCCGACCTGCCCGCCCACCCCGTAGCCACCTGGAACAACGAGGACGGCACCGTCACCGCCGACTGCGCCTGCGGCCACCGCTACACCGGCCGGAGCAAGTTCAGCGGCCAGGGCGCCATCACCATGGGCAAGTCGATGGCCAAGAACCACTGGCGCTCGGTCCGCACGGCCGCCGCGCTGGACGCCCTGTTCGCCGCCGCGGACGGCTACGGCGACGAGTGGGTGCTGGGCGAGGTCCAGACCCGCATCGCGCAGCGCGCCGAGGCCGCCGAGGCCGCCCGCCTCGCCGAGATCGAGGCCAAGCGCCAGGCGTTCCTGGACCGCTACTCCGACGCCGCCCTGCAGGCCAAGGTCGACGCCTGGGACCGCACCCGGCCCGACGGGTACGCCCGGGCCGCCGAGGCGCTGCTCACCGTCACCAAGGCCCCGGAGGGTGTCGACCTGCGCCAGTTCCGCGCCGACATCGACTCCGAGGCCGAGATCGTCTGCAACGTGGCGGGCGGGGTCTACTCCTACCGCGTCGAGTCCGAGGTCCGGGGCGCGAACCACGACGTGGCCGCCGGTCACGCCCACACGTTCCCCTACACCGAGGCCAACCGGGCCATGCTGCTCCGCGAGCGGGCCTCCCGCGACGCCCGCACCGGCGTCCGCACCATCGAGCCCATGAGCGTCACGTTCGCCGGGCTGGAGGTGCACCCGAGCGCCCGGTAGCCCAGACAGACCTCCGCCCCCCACGGCTCCCTCTCCGCGGGGGGCGGAGGCGTCTTAGATGAGCACCAGCACCACGATCAGGATGATCACCCAGCACCCGGCCGCCATGAGCAGCACCGGCCAGTTCAGCGGCGAGCGGTACCGCCGGTCGGTCATATCGGTCAGGTCGGGATGGGCCCGCACTCCGAGGTCACCCACTGGATGGCGTCGGCGACCTGGGCCTTGGCCGAGGCCTTCTGGTCCGGCGGCACGGTGACGTAGGGCTCCAGCGCGAGCAGTTCCACCTGGAGCAGTTTGATCTGGCCGAACGCCAACTGGCACCGCTCGGTCTTGGCCTCGTCGAGCGTCCGCTGGAGCCAGAACCCGCCGACCACCACCACGGTGACCAGCAGGCCGTAACTCACCGCGAGGAGGATGCGGTCGAGGAGCGAGAGCCGCCGGTTCCCAGCGCGGACACCAGCCCCGGTATCCCGATCAGGCCCCCGCCGATCCCGATCCAGAGCAGTTCCCCCGTGATCAGGCCGGTGATGAAGGAAGCCGCCCCCAGGACCAGCGGCAGCACCAGCCGCAACTGGGTCACCCACCACGCCTCCGGGTTCGCTGGCTCGCTTACCGGTTCCGGGTCGGTCGTCATCGCTCGGTGGCTCACTCACGACTACCGGCGCAGTTGCGCGGTGTTGTTCTCCGCTCCGGCGATGGTCTCCAGCGCGGTCCGGGTCGTGGAGTTGTGCACCGCGTTCTGCGAGTAGTAGGCGTGGCCCGGGGTGATCTTCTCCCACACCGCCTTGACGATCGCCGGGGTGGCGTCCTTGATCGCCTTGTCGACGATCTTCTTGAGGTCGGCCTCAGATGCCATGTCGAACCAGTCCTTGTCCGGTGGGGTGGGGGAGGAGCCGAGCAGTGCCCGGGCCTTGGCGATGTACTGCGGGAGCGTCCCAGGCGCCCGGCAGAACCCGTAGTGCATGGCGTCGGCCTTGCCGGTGTACCGGCCGCCCCAGTAGAGGCCCAGCGACTCCAGGTCGGCCACCATCGCGGGCGGCATGTCGGACTGGAAGTTGGTCGAGTACGGGTTGTTCGGCGCGTTCATGTCCACCGACAGGCCCATCGAGTGGCCCGAGGGGGTGTTGGTGCCGCTCACGGCCCGGTTCGAGTAGCCCCAGGGCCCCCAGACCTCGCCGTTCTTGACCGCGTAGACGCAGTAGCGATGCTTGCGGTCGATCAGTTCAAACGCCAGGTTCCAGAGCGGGACCAGTTCCTTGCGCATGAGCACGTTCAGCCGCTGGCCGTAGGTCGAGGTGTAGGAGGTCTGCGCCAGCAGCCCGGTGGGCACCCCGCCGGGCCAGGCGTACCCGCCCCAGGCGTTCCGGTCGCCGTTCGCCGGATACCCGGCGTTGGGGTTCGTCGAGCCGTAGGCCGAGCGCGGGTAGTTCGTCACTCCGGCTCGTCCTCCTCGTCCTCGTCACCGTCCACGACCGGGAACTCGGCGTCGATGTCCGGGTCGGCGGTCACGTCCAACTGCTGGTCGGCGTCGGGGTCGTCCTCGGCGCCGGACTGGTCCGCCGGGCGGACCGCGACCAGATCCTCGTCGGTCGGCTCCTCCGGCTCGCGGACCTTCTCGGTCACTTGCGGGCCTCGGCGTCCGGCTTGCCGTCCGACTCGTTCGAGCCGGAGTCCTTGGCCTGCTGGGCGGCCTGCTCGTCGACCACCCGGGCCTGGGCGGCGATGTCCTCGAAGTTGGCCGGGACGGGTGTCGTGCCCTCCGCCTCCTGGGCGGCCTTGGCCACCTCGTCGCGGTCCTTGTCGGCCTGCTCCTGCACCTTGGCCTCGGCCTCGGCCTGCTGCTCAGGGTCAGGGGTCGTGTCCTTGGCGGCGGCCTTGTCGGCGGCGGCCGGGTCCTGCTTGCTGGTTGCCATGGCGACACGGTAGGCCGCCGCGGCGTCGTCGGGTGGGATCAGCCGTTCACCTGGTACCAGAGGGCGAACGTGCAGCGGATCGAGGTGTTCGCCAGTTCCCCGCCGTCGACCACCCGGCGGGCCTGGAACGTGATGGTGGCCGTGTTGGTGTGATCGCCGCGGAGCACCGGGTACCAGGTCAGGGAGCCGCCCGAGGTGTAGTACGGGGTGGCCACCGCACCGATGAGGCCGGTGGCGGTCTCCGGGCTGCTGATCTGGAAGAACCCGTGCCCGTCGGTGGCCTGCGAGGTGAACCCGGCGTAGGTCTTGGTCGGCCTGGTTGTGGAGAACGTGCCGATCGGGTCGTCGCTGCCGTTGATCAGCGGGCGGGTGCCGTAGTTGGGGTCCGGGTGGGAGTGATCGGAGCGGGCCGCGAGCCGCGAGGTGCCCTCGACCCCGGTCCGGCCCTGGCTGGCGACGCCGCCGCCACCGCCGCCGGTCGGGCTGACCTCGGTCCAGGCCGTCGCGGACTGGTAGTAGAGCCGCTGCTGGTCGGTGGCCCAGTAAAACGTCCCCTTCTTGGCCGCGGAGAATGCCGGGCGCGCGGCGAACGTGCCCTCGGCGAAGATGGCCGCCTTGGTGGTGAGCAGGTCGAGGAGCGCGTTCCAGCCCGGCCGGGCGGGCCACGGGTCGGTGCCCGCGCCCCACCGGTTGGTGCCGAACCGCGGGTCCTGAGTTACCGGCATGTCAGCCTCCGAGTCCTGTACTGTCCAGGTCCGCCCAGTTGGTGATGGCCTCGTCGGCCGGGGACCAGGTCGCCCCGTAGCGGGTGTCCGCCGCGTCCCAGGCGATCTGCAGCGGCTGGATGCTCACGTCGTACCCGGCCGGGAGTTTGTTCGAGGCCCGGATGCGGGTGGCCAGCGCCGCGGTCCCGCCGATCGGCGTCGTCTCGGCGTCGATGACCTGCACCCGCAGTATCCAGGCCGTCGAGGAGGGCGAGACGACGACGAACTTGGAGCCCGAGAGCAGGGTCTGGATGTAGGCCTCCAGGTTGGCCGCGGTGCCCGGGCGGGCCGCTGTCTGCCGGGCCTGGATCGCGGCGCGCTGGTCGGCCGGGTTGGGCGCGGAGATGATCCCGAGGACGGCGACCAGCCAGCCCAGCCAGGCGTCCGGGCAGGCGACCGGGTCGGTCATGGCGCCGCCGTAGACCTCTCGGGCCACCGCGATGGTGTCGTCCGACCCGACCCCGGCGCCCTGCAGGTAGTGCAGCAGCGGGTAGGCCGGGGACTGCTGGCCGTCGACCCGCCGGTACAACTCCGGCAGCGAACCCCAGACCAGCGTGCCGAACGTCTCGACCGAGCCGGTGGGCGGTACCGGTCCGGGGTCGTAGAACCCGCGGACCAGGACCGGGTCGGACACGGTGACCCCGGCCCCCGGGTCCGGCAGGGTCTGGCCGTCGGTCTCCCAGGAGGAGCCGACCTGCTGCACGCCCCACAGATCCAGCCAGCGGTAGAGCAACTGGCCCGGCTGCAGTGGGTCGGTGTTGAACGAGTAGTCCGCCGCCGCCGGGCAGACGATGCGGACGGCGAGGCCGACGTAGCCGACCGGGAGTGAGCGGGTGACCGTGCTCCGGTGGGTCGTCCCGCCCGGGTGCCAGTCCGCGCCCAGCGCCTCCGGGGTGTCGTCGGACCGGACCCCGTACAACTCGATCAGGATCGGCCCGGTGCTGGTCGTCGTGAACTGGTAGTCCTCGCCGCCGGTGACCGGGAGCGGGACCGGCTGGGCGTACCGCTGCCGGGTGGTCAGCGAGTGGTCCCCGGCCGGGAGGTAGGCGTAGGTCGCCAGGCCTGTCCCGCCCGGGACGACCGCGGTGGTGTCGTCGAGCCACCAGTCGAAGTAGAGCGCCTGGCCACCGTCCGCCGGGTCGACCGGCAGCAGGTTGGGCAGGGTGGGGAGCCAGGTGACGTCCGGGTCGGTCGCCAGGGCGGCCGGGAGGCTCACACCACCACCACCGTGACCGTCGGGACGGCGGTCGAGGCGATGAGGCCCTGCGGCAGCGTCGAGGGCGCGGTCCAGTTGGCCCCGCCGGTCGCGGTGACGGCCGCGACGCCCGGGTACCGGCCCGCCCGGACGACCAGCGCGTTGGTGGTGATCGCGGTGCCCCAGGGCCACGTCGCCGGGCTCATCCACGCCTTGAGGTCGGCCTCCAGCCCGGCCTTGAGCACCGCCGCACTGACCCCGGCCTCCGCTACCACCGAGACGGAGACGGTCACCCCGGTGGCATAGGACGGGTTGATGACGTGCACGGCCAGCCCGGCCTGGGCCTGGGCGGCCAGGGCGACCCGGACCGCGTCGAGGTCGGCCTGCGGCAGGGCGACCCCGCCCGGGCCGGTGACCGCGACCGTGATGTGGCCCAGTTTCGTCCCGACCTGCGCCTGGTTGCCCGTGCCGTCCCAGCGGTCCCAGGCTGCCGCCCGGGCCACCTGGACGTACTCCATCGAGGCGTCGGCGAAGTTCTGCGCGACGACCAGGGCACTCGGGCGACGTCGGAGGATGGCCGCGCCGCGGGTCCAGAACTCCTGGTCGGTCTCCGGGTCCACCCCGCCGGTGATCCCGGCCGGGCCGACGACGGCGCTCTCGACCCAGGTCGGCCCGCTGATCAGCGACGCCGTGGTCCCGGCCTTGGCGGTGTGCGGCCGGGTGCCCAGCGTCTCGCACTGGGCCCAGACCGGAGTGCCGGTCGAGGCGACCGGGATGGACTGGTCGGCCAGGGTCAGGAAGTCGACCGTGGTGCCGTCCGGGAGCGGGACCCGGAACCGGGACGCCTTGGGCAGCAGCAGGTCCCCGTCGATCCCGGCGGAGGTCTTGACCGTCATCTGGGTCCGGGAGGCGACGCCGGGCTGGCGGACGACGCCGTTCATCTCCAGGACGGCCTCGAACACCACCCGGGGTAGTTGGTTGATGGTGAACACTTCTTGCGCGACCTGCAGGGCGATGCCCTCCAGCAGCACGACCTCGGTGTTGCCCTCGACCGGCTGCCACTCCGGGAGCCGGACCCGGACGGCGTTGATGGAGGCGTCCAGCAGGTCGTTCTCGGTCATCCAGTGCAGCGCCAGATCGACGTTGGGCACTGCACTCGGCGCGGTCATCGGAGAGGTCATGGCTGGTCAACTCCCAAGGTCGCGGAGGAGACCCGGTCCCAGTTGACCGTGATGTGCGCGGAGGTCTCGGACACCCACTCGGTGTCGACGCCGTTGATGGCGATGTTGGTCGGACCGAACAGCGACAGGGCCGCCTCGATGTCGGAGGCTTCCAGGCCGTGCCAGGCCGGATCTGGGACCCCGTAGGGCATGCACATCTCCCGTTCTCCGACGATGGTGCCGACCACGGTCTGGATGCACTGGTCCAGGAACGAGTCGGAGTCCTGCGGGACGGTGTAGACCGTCCCGTCCCCGGCCAGGTGGAACGGATGCCCCAGGGCTCGGTACGTCACGTCCTGCAGCATCCCCGACGGGCGGCCCGGTCGGTGGGACCGCCCGTCACGGCAGGGCCTTGATGAGGAAGATGACGCCCAGCCAGGGCGGGAGGTCGGCCGCCGACGACAGTTCTGTGGAGCCGACCAGGGCGGCACCGAGCGATACGGACGTCGAGTCGCCCACCGCCGTCGTCCCGGTCGGCGCGGCCTGGGACATGACGTTGGCGGTATAGGCGTCGGACGTGACGCGGCGCATCCGGTAGAACGGGTTGCCCGCGTTCATCGAGATGGCGGCGAAGCCGTTCCCGCCGAGCGGGTGCGAATGGGTCGCCGATCCGCCGGTGCCACCGGCCGCGCCGTACCGAGGGAACTTGGACCCGCCAGCGAAGTTGGGAACGTTGAATGTCGTCGAGCCGTCCCCGGAGCCGTAGGCGGTGCCGATGACAGCGAACAACTCCGGGTAGCCGCCGACGCCCGAGCGCGGGACCGCTGCGTTATCGCAGCGGAGATACCCGACCGGGAGCAGGCCGGTCACGTTGCTCCCGAACATGATGATCGTCCCGATCGGGTTGCTATCCCGGGCCGGGTTCAGCGAGACCCACGGCCCGAACGACGAGGTCGCCAGCGAGCGGAAGTAGAGCGCCTGGGTGCTGATGTTCGACTGCATCCACCACTGCGAGACCACCGTCGACGTCGCGGATCTGACCGTCATCACGGTCGCCGAGGCGGCGATCGGCCAGCCGCCGTCCGCCTGCGCCTCGGCCAGGGTGATCGAGAAGATCGAGATGCCGATCGGGTAGGAGGGCCCGCCCGCCGTCGAGGCGAGCGCGGCGATGGTGCGGGCCGCCGGGTCGGCCCACGCGGTGTTGAAGTCGACGACGTCGACCTTGGTCAGGACCTGCCCGGCCGTCCCACCGGTCGCCACGCCCGGGTTCATCGGGCCCTGCGGTCCCGTCGGTCCGGTGGCTCCGGTGTCGCCCTTGACGCCCTGCGGCCCCTGCGCACCGGTCGCGCCGATCGGCCCCTGCGCGCCGGTGTCGCCCTTGGGACCTTGGCTCCCGGTCGAGCCGGTCGGCCCCTGGCTGCCGGTCGGGCCCTGCAGACCGGTGTCACCCTTGACGCCCTGGGCGCCTGGTGGTCCCTGGGCGCCGGTGGAACCGGTCGGCCCCGTCGGTCCGGTCGAGCCGGTCGCGCCGGTGGCGCCCTGGACGCCCTGGGCACCCTGCGGCCCGGTGATGTTGGTCTGCAGCGCCCAGGTGGTGCTGCCGGTCTTCTGGTAGACGTTGCCGATCGTGATGTCGAGGTACCAGTCCCCGACGACGCCCAGCCCGCCCGCCGGAGCACCGACGCCGGAGCGCCAGGCGGTGGACGCGCCGGTCGGCCCCTTGAGACTCCCGGTGCCGCTCCACCCCTGGCCGAACAACTGGTAGGTGACACCGGAGGCCGTGTCCAGGAACAGGTCGCCGAGCACCGCGCCGGACGGGTTCGTCGGGGTCGGCGCGCCGGTGCCGATGTACCACTTGGTGCCCGGCGTCCCGGCAGGGCCGGTCGTACCCGGATCGCCCTTGGGACCGCCCTCCATGTGGGTGAACGAGACGGCCACGTCGCGCGGGACGGTGGACGACAGGGTCGCGGAGTCCAGGGTGAACGTGTAGACGTCGCCCCCGCCCGCGGGGGTGATGGCGACGATCTTCGCCCACACCTCGGTTGAGTTGTCGACTGAGTCGACGCGGATCCAGTCGGTGACCCGCACCAGGTCCAACTCGGCCCGCTTATTGGCACCAGCCTTGTCCGCGACGCTGACCTTCACCGTGGCCGGGCCGACGATGTAGACCCCACCGAAGCCGGGCGGGTTCGCCGCTGTCGTCGTCCAGGTGCTCTTGATGTACTCGCCACCGGCCGGGCCGATCGGACCAGGCGGTCCCTGAATGTTGCCCTGGAGCGTCGCCATGTCAGCCGTTCTGGCTCAGCCGGTAGACGTCACCGGTCGTGGTGTCGAGGTACAGGTCGCCTACCCGGGCGGACAGGATCGGCTCGACCGGCGCTCCGGTGCCGGTGAACCAGAGCGTGCCCTGCATGCCGACGTAACCCTGCGGCCCTTGTGGCCCGTCGTTACCGCGCGGTCCCTGCGCGCCCTGCGGCCCGGTCGGCCCGGCAGGCCCGGGCACGGTGGAGGCCGGGCCAGTCGCTCCGGTCGGTCCGGCAGGCCCTTGCGGTCCGGGCACGGTCGAGGCGGCGCCGGTGGGTCCGGTGGGTCCGGTGGCTCCGATGTCGCCCTTGGGTCCCTGCAGACCCTGCGGGCCTTGCGGTCCGGGCACGGTCGAGGCTGCCCCTGCCGGGCCCTGAGCGCCTGCTGCGCCGGTCGCGCCGGTGGGTCCGGTCGGTCCGGCTGGTCCTTGCGGTCCCAGGCCTCCTGGTGGCCCCGTAGCGCCCGTGTCGCCCTTGGGTCCGGCGACGCCCTGCGGTCCCGGACCACCGGGTGAGCCCTGCGGCCCGGTGGGACCGACCGGCCCTGCTGGGCCCTGGGCGCCCACCGACTGCCAGGCCGAGGCCGAGGTCGAGCCGATGCTCCGGTAGAACACCGAGGCCGTCGAGACGTTCGACTGCGCCCACCACTGGGTGACCACCGTCGAGGTGGCCGACTTGATCGTGTAGACGATGGCCGACGCCGCCACCGGCCAGCCCCCGTCGGCCTGGGCCTCGGCGAGCGTCACCGAGAACACCGAGAAGCCGATCGGGTAGGCGGTGGAGAAGGCGCTGGCGAGTTGGCGCGGGATGGTCTGCGCCAGCCGGTCGGTCCAGTTGGCGTGGTAGTCGACCGAGTCGATCTTGGTGAGCACCTGCCCGGCCGTGCCGCCCGGTGTCCCGCCGCCGCCCCCGGAGGACGACCCGGAGCCGAGCACCAGCCAGTCCATCGAGCCGAACCGGCGGCCCTCGATGGCCACCACGTACACCTGCTGCCCGGTGGTCAGGCCGGAGCCGAGGGCCGCCACGGTGTTCTCCGCCCCGAACATCCGCGGGATGAGGATCTGCACCTGGGTGGGCGAGTCGATCCGGGTGACCGTGGCCGCCCACGCGCCCGAGACCCGGGGAGCCGGGCGCGACGGCACCAGCCCGGTCATCCCGGCACCACCGTGCGGACCAGCAGCGGCGGCTGGTAGGCCGCCACCCAGCGGTCCGGGTCGGGCTCGGTCACGGCGTACACCTCGCCCGCCGGTTCCACCACGTAGCCGCGGCCGACGGTGATCCCGATCCGGCCGGAGGCGTTGAGCACGACCAGGCCGCGGGCCTCGTACTCGGCCGGGTCGACCGGGGTGAACTCCGCCAGGAGTTGGGCCACCGTCAGGTCGTGCCCGTAGCCGTAGCAGTGGGTGACCAGGTGTGAGCCGTCCAGGTCGGGCTCCGGGTCGCAGCGCTCGTCCGCCGCGCTCGGCGACCCGGCCGCACTGGCCATCTCGAACGCCGCCGCGGCCACCACGACGTCGACCCTCATGGCGTCGCCACCCCTCCGGTCGGCATCTCCGGCGGCGGCTTGGAGGTGTTCGAGGCGGTGGTCGAGTCCGGCGCGTTCGGGTCGTCGAACGTGCCGACCCGGGCCGGGTTGACCACGCGCTGCGCCTCCACCTTGGCCGTGACACTGGCCGCGCCGCCGAGGTCCAGGGCCACCGTGCGGATGATCCACCAGCCCTTCATGTCGCCGACCGAGCCCTGCAGGTAGACCAGGTCGCCGGGACGCATCTGGTAGGCGGTCGTGGCCCAGACGGTCAGGGTCAGCACCTCGACGTCGCTCGGCGTCGGTGCGTCGATCGTCGCCCGGTACTTGGGCAGCCCGTCCAGCCCGTCGGTGTAGACGGTGTGCGCCGACCAGGCCAACCGCCAGGCCCGGACCTGCTTGCGGGACGCCAGCCACGTCGGCTGGCCGAACACGATGGTCTGCTCGTACTCGAAGCACCAGCACTGCTGGAGTTGGGCCATCGAGACCATGACGTCCCAGGTGGACTGGCCGTCGCCCCGGGTCGGGACCAACTCGTAGAGGTCCGGCTGGACGAGCGTGCGCGCGCCGACCTCGGACGCCCGGGCCTTGACCCAGTCGGTGGACTTGACCTCGCCCCACGACCCGGCCCCGACCTGGTTGCCGGTGCGGAGCCGGAAGATCGTCCGGGACCGCGCCTCCACCCGGATCTCCGGGCCGCCCTTGCCCGGCGCGGTCTCGATGCTGCGGATGTCCATCCGCTGGTCGGCGAACGAGAGCGGCACGCCCAGGGACAGGTAGCCGGACTTGAGCAGCGAGCCCTTGGCGTCGTCCTGGATGGTCAGTGACAGCGCGCCCACCGCGTCGGAGGCGTAGGTCATCGAGGCGCTGGTGACGACGTTCTGGATGTCGCTCGTGAAGCCGTTCCCGCCGAGCCGGATGTGGCCGAGCATCCCGGCGAACACCGGCGACCGGCCGCTGATCGGGGTCAGCGGCAGGCTCGGATACTTCTTGAGGGTGACGGTGTCGACGTCCTTGGAGGCGGCCCCGACGCTGGTCCCGGGGAGCCCGGGCCCCCCGGAGGAGACCCCGCCGGAGACCGGGCCGTAGTCCGGGTTGGCCAGCCGCAGGGCCTGCGCCGTGTTCGTGATCAGGTACCGGTCCAGCGTGTTGATCTCGATGTGCATCTCGTCGACGCTGTCCGGCGTCCAGTCCCCGCCCCACCGGACCACGCCCTGGGTCTGCTCGATGATCCAGTGGATGGTCGCCTTCATCTGGTCGGAGAACGTGTAGGCGTGCTGCGGGTGCTTGGTGTAGTTCAGGTCGATGGCCGTGCCCGAGGAGTGGTTGCTCATGGTGGCCGACCCGGCGATGGTGCGGATCTCCAGGCCGCCGCACTGGCTGGCCTCCAGCGGCTCGATCCGGCTGTTCCACTGGGCGCAGCACCAGATCAGGCAGAACGCGGCACCCTCGTCGGCGGTCAGGGTCAGCGAGACCGAGGAGCCCGGCACCTTGTACTCGCGGGTGGGCTGCGGGTAGGTCCACCCGTTCTGCGAGGTCCCGCCCATGTCAGTTGAACAACTGGGTCGGGTAGTCGGCGGCGGCGTTCGGGTTCGGCCGATCCTTGGGCGCCTGCACGCCCGGGACCTGCGGGATGGTCAGGACCAGACCGGCCTGCACGTACCGGTTACCGGTCGTCGGCTTGGTCTTGTTCGGCCCGGGCGAGGTCAGCCGGTCGTCCCACTTCAACTTGGCCTTGTTTGCGTTGTAGAGGTACGGCCAGAAGTAGCCGTTGCCCCAGATGATCGCGGCGATGGCGAACAGCGTCTCGCCCTGCTTGACGGTGACCTCGCCCTGCGAGGCCACGGGCCCGGTGGCGGCGGGCGGCACCTGCGAGTTGTAGACCGACCCACCCGGGGAGTTGGTGGCCCGCGTCGGTGCCATGGTGTCGATGGGCTGCAGGTCGGCCTTGAACATCCCGCCGGGTGGCGGGGTCTTGCCGATCTTGGGCTGGACGTCGAACGACTGCACCAGCACCCAGGACAGCCGGAGGATCTTGGGCTTCTGGTCCTCCTTGCGCTCGACGATCTGGACCTCCAGCGACTGGATGCGGAACCAGATCCCCGCCTCGATGTTGGACACCCCGATGATCCGCACCTCGAACCCGCGCTGGGCGAGCGAGATCAACTCGTTGCCCGCGCGCGTCAGGTCGCCGCGGGTCCAGATCATCTGGTGGTCGAACCGGTAGGACAGGTTCTGCGGAGCCGAGAGTCGGGTGAGTGGACGGCGTCCCGGCCGCGGGATCTCCTCGACCGTGTAGGCGGTGTTGGTGATGGTGGCGGTCTCCGGGGTCAGGCCGAGCGAGTAGGCGCGGCCCTGCTTGGTGACCAGGTGGGCGACCCGCCGTCCGCCCCGGACGGCGGACCAGGCCCGCACGGTGGTGGATGGCATCAGAGCCTCCGGTCGTTCGCGCGGTTGATCCGCTGGGCGATGGCGTCACCGAGCCGGTCGGTGATCTGCGAGGCCAGGCCCGCGTCGCCGCCGTCGATGTTGATGGACCCGATGTGCACCTGCACCCCGCCGCCGCCGCCCTTGCCGACGCCCGAGAGTGCCTTGACGTCCTTCCACTGGTCCTGGGTCAGCACCGCCTCCGGCTCGCCCGTCTTGTTCACGGTCTGGGTGACTCCGGGCTGCAGCCAGCCGCCGGAGTCGTAGGCCCCGTAGGCCCCGTAGCCGCGGTCGGTGGCCAGGGCGGCGATCGAGCCGTACCGGTCCGGCACGTAGTTGGTCAGCGCCCGGATCTGGTCCTCGACGCCCATGAAGTTGGTGTGACCCGGGTCCGCGTAGGCGTCGAACGTCGGCTTGATGAACTGCAGGATGCCCTGGGAGCCGCCGGACCCGTTGCGGGCGTTGACGTCGTTGGGCGATCCCGGGTTCACCCGGAGCGAGGACTCGTGCTCGGCCTGGTGCAGGATGTGGATCGCATCGCCCGGGTTCATCCCCTTCTCCTGGAGGATGCGCTGGGCCAGGCCCAGGAAGTCCGCCGCCGAGACCGTGCCCTCGGCCCCGACCAGCGCCCCGTTGTCCACGCTGCTGCCCGGGACGGCCCCGGTGCCCGCGGTAGCCGTCGCCGGAGCCCGCATCGCGGCCGGGAGATAGATGCCGCCGCCGAACCCGCCGCCGCCGTACATGGACGCCGTGGTGGCGGCCGCCCCGATCCCGTTGGCGTAGCCGCCCCGCTTGCGCAGGCCGACCCGGTTCATCCGGTCGACCTGCCCGGGCCCGCCCATCATGGCCACGGTCTCCGGCGTCAGGATGCCCTCGCCGCCGGACAGCGGCACCAGCATGTTGTCGATCCCCGGGGACCAGCCCGGGACGGTGCCGCCGGTGGCGAACCCGCCCAGGGACGGGCCGCCGAACCCGACCGAGCGCTTGATCGCATCCCAGGTGGACTCGCCCTCCTTCTGGCCGATCGCGCTGCCCAGTGGCGTCTTGGTGTCCCGGTAGAACCCGGTCGGCGCCGTGATCGAGGTGAGGCCGCCCGAGGTGTACGCGCCCGGGCGCTCGTCCGCCGGGTTCTGCCCCGACATGAACTTGAGCGTCGAGGAGATCGTCGTCAGGGTCCACACCACCGGCTTGAGCAGGGTGGCGATGAGGTCGATGGCCGGGGAGATGATGTCGACCACGAAGTTGAGCAGGTCGATCAGCGGCGCGGCGAGCGGCATGACCGCCAGCAGGATCTTGTTCAGCGACGCGCCCAGTTTCTGGCTGGCGTCGTCCATCGCCGCCGCGGCGGACCGCTGCTGGTTGGCCAGGGAGGTCGGCGAGGACCGCAGGTAGTCGCCCCGGGCCTGGTTGGCCCCGGCCGACTCGGTGATGGCGGCCAGCCGGGCCTGCATCAGTTCGTTGGTGGTGAGATTCTGAGATCCCTTCTTGTTGAACAACTTCTGGGACTGGATGTCGATGGACTTCTGGTTCAGGAACACCCCGATGGTCTCCAGCGGGTCGTTCTCACCGCGGAGCCCGGCCTGCAGGGCGGTGGTGGCCACGTCGGAGTCCACGTTCTTGAACGAGCCGAGGTCGGCGGCCAACTGCACCAACTCCGACGACTTGGTCGCCGCCTGCCCCTTGCTCAGCCCGCCGCCCAGCAGTTGCCCGGAGAACCCGCCGTAGGCCTGCAGGTACTGGGTCCGGGAGAGACCCATGTTCTTGGCCGGGTCCACCGAGCCGAGCCGGGCCTGGGCGGACCCGGTCCCGTACAGGGCGTCCACCTGGTTGCGGTACTCGATCTGATCCCGCGCCCCGCCCATCCCCTGGACGCCAAAGTCCAGCAGTTTCTTGGCCCCGTAGGCCAGGCCCACGCCGCCACCGACGGCGGCCAGTGTGCCGCCCAGGCCCAGCGTGCCGACAGTCGAGGCCCCTGCGCCCAGCGCCTTGGCGGTCCAGCCCATCCCGGCCCGGTTCGCCAGGGCGGCGCCGCCGGTGAGCCCGGCGACGGTCAGCCCGGTCGCCCCTCCGGCCAGAGCCTTGCCCAGGGTGCCGCCCGCGCCGAGCATCCCGGCCATCTTCCGAATGGTGCCGATGATGCCCTTGGCCCCGGCCGCGCCGCCGATCAACTCCTCCTCCAGCGCCTTGGCCGCGTTCTTGCCCGCGAACGCGGCAGCCGCGGCCAGGCCCATCGAGCCGGTGCGGTAGTTGCGGGTGGCCAGCGCCAGCGAGGAGAGCACCGACTTGGACAGGGCCGCCGTGGCGAACTCGGACAGGGCGATGATCTTGCCCAGTTTCAGCAGCGAACTACCGGCCGACTTGGCGTAGCGCTCCCAAGACGAGGCGCCGTTGTCGGCGGTCGACTTGGTGGTGGAGTCCAGTTTGCCGGTGGCCTGCTCCACCTGGCTGATCTGCCGGACCGCTACCTGGGAGCCCTTGACGGTGAACTGGAGGACGACCTCCTCGTCGTTGGTCGCCACGGTTCACCTCCCTCTGGCCGCTTGCTCGATCGCGCGGTTGGCCTGCTCGTTGGCCGCCCGCTGCTCGTTGGCGACGACGTTGTGGGCAGCCATGAACGCGGCCAGTTGCACGGGCGTCAGGTCGTTGAGCAGCCGGACCGGGTCCTGGTTGAACGTGTAGGCGATCCTGGCCACCATCTGCAGGTCCGGGTCTCCCTGCATCGCCCGGACGACCCGGCCTAGGAAGGGTCCTGGCGGGTCAGTTCGTTGTCCAGGCCCGCGTCGGTCATCAGGGCGTTGGCGGCCTGCACCACGGCGAAGTCGTTGTGCCCGAACATCGCATAGACCGCCGAGGCCGAGTCGTTGACGTCCTCGAACTGCTCCCACAGTTCCCGGGACCGGAACGTCGCCGGGTGGCCGTTGCCGTCCTCCACCTGCTCGCCGTTGATGTAGAGGCCGATGTTGTAGTGGGCCAGCAGCAGCAGGTTGAACCGGAACTGGCGCACCGAGCGGTCGGGGTACTTGTTCGCCGTGATCTGGAGCCGGTTCAGTTGCCGGGACTCCAGGGTGGTCGAGTATTCGGCGAACAGCCCGGCGACGGCCGGGACCTCGATCCGGGTCGGCTTGGCGGAGAACTCGGAGGCCTTGCGGGCCACCGATGCCAGCAGCGAGCCGGGCTTGACTCCGGCGTCCTCGCCGAGGAGCGCGCGCTCCTCCTCCTCCGAATAGCCGGTGTCCATCCCGGCGTCGTCGTCGTCGTAAGCAATCGGCATCGCAGCCCTCCCAGGGTCGTTGTGGCCTGATCGTGCCACGAGACCCGGTGGCGGTCATTCCCCTACGCGCGCGACTGCGGCGCGAACTCGATCTCCCAGTTGGCCGGGGAGGAGTCATCCTCGGAGTAGGTCGGCTCCCCGACCCGGACCAGCAGGCAGCCCGTCCAGGTGTCCGGCGAGTGGCCGATGGCGACGTCGTTGGCGTCCAGATCCTGCTTGGTGATGGTGAACGTGCGCTCGGTGCCGATGAGCCGGATCAGTGTCCGCAGCGCGGCCCGGTCCCGGCCCGGGTTGAACGGCCGGGTGACGGTGATGTTCCCGTAGACCGGCCGTGACTGCGTCCGGTCCGGGATCTTGATGCCGCCGTTCCACGCGGTGCCGATGGTCACCGTCGGCTCCCCGCCGGTGAACTGGGCGAACCGGCCCAGTTTGAGTTTGCCGTCGGCGGCGTGGACCTCTACCGCGAAGTAGCGGACCCCGGACGTTCCAGCCATTACGTGACTCCCGTCAGACCAGCGGCGCGGTGAACGACGCCTTGACCAGTTCGATCTCGATGAGGGCGGCGAACGGCGACAGTTTGACCGCCGCGGTGGCGGCGATGGTGTTGCGGCCCAACTGGTCCGCCGTCGAGGTGGCGGCCACGACGTAGCCGCCGTGGATCTGGTTGCCGTCCTCGTCGTACTCGGAGTAGAGGCCGCCCTGGTCGCTGATCGGCTGCAGTACGCCGATCATCGCGCCCAGCACGTTCGACTCCAGTTGGTGCTTGCCGTCGATGACGTCCCAGACGAACGGCTCCAGGGCGGTCGAGAGCCGGGCCGTCAGGGCGTTGATGGTGTCCCGGGACTGCAGCAGTTCCCACTGCTGCTCGTTCGTCGAGAGCGACCGGTACTGGTAGAGGTAGACCGCGCCGCGGCGGGTGATGATCCCGGAGACCTGGTGGTTGTCCGCCAGGTCGTTGATGTCGTCCAGGTCGTAGACGACGTCGGTGCCGCGGACGAACCGGGCCAGCGACCGCTGCCCGGCTGGCACCTGCCAGAACTGGTCCTCGATCGAGAACGCCCGGGCCCTGACCCCGGCGATGTAGCCCTCCGGCGAGATCGTCCGGGTGGCCGAGCCGTCCGGGATGATCACCCAGGGCGCGAACACCCCGCCGAACTCGGCCAGCCCGGCCGAGGAGGAGGACAGCGCGCCCAACTCCGAGGTCGTCGCACCCTGCAGCCCGGCGGTGATCGCCACCCGATAGGTCCGGGCGCAGTGCCCGGCCAGCGGGGTCGCCAGCACGTCGGCGGTGTAGCCGGGGATCGAGACCGCGCCCGGCCCGTAGTCGTCGCCGAACCGGTCCAGCGCGGCGAGGAGCAGGGTCAGGTTGACGGCGGACAGGTCGTCCGTCCCGTCCTCCAGCGGGTACGGGCCGTCCTGCAGCAGCAGGAGCGGGTCGGCCGCGCCCAGGTCCGAGGCGTCGACCAGGAGCGAGGAGCGCATCGAGGTGGCCAGGTCGGCGACCGACGACTTGCCCGCGAACGTCTCCTGCACCTGGCCGTCCCTGGAGACCTTGGCGGTCATCAGCCCGTTGGCCGTGGTGATGGTCACCGAGAGCCGGAGCCCGTCCAACTCGCCGGGGTTCTTGGCGGTGATCTCCAGGGCCGCCTCGTCCGCCGTGTTCGACACGGAGACCGTGGCGTAGTCGGCGGCCGGTCCGGTGGCGCGGCCGACGAACAGCGTCCCGCCGCCCTCGGCGAAGAACGTCATGGCCTGGTCGTAGAGGATGCCGGAGGACGGCGTCCGCGGTCCCCAGGTCGCCTCGTAGTCGGCGATGTTGTGCACGGGCGGGATGCGGCCCTCGACCGGTCCCATCGCGGTCACCCCGGCGACGAACCAGGCCGAGACCTGCGGTCCCGTCGGGTTGGTCGGCCCGGTGCGCAGGCTCGTGCGGATCTGAACGCCTACCGGCATGTCAGGACTCCTTGTCTGCCTTGGCGGCCTTGGCCGTGGTGCCCTTGTCGATCAGGGTGCCGCGCTCGACCAGCCGGTGGGTGACGTCCTCGCGCAGTTCGGCGTCGATGAACTCGCCGACGGCGAGTTGGTGTCCCTCGGTGTCGTAGACGACCGGGTTCGGGCCTGGATTGAACAGCCGGTGCATGGTCACGTCGGACAGCATGGACGACGGCGCCGCCTCGGGGTGGGAGGTCATGGCGCACCCGGCATCGGGACGTTGATCGGGACGGGCACGATGTTGGCGGTCACCCAGTCGACCTGGCCCTGGGTCGGCTGCCAGGTGTCCATCTGCTCCTCGGCCTCGACCTGCACGGCGACGTTGAACCCGCCGACGACGCCCTGCGGCTGGGCGGTGCCGATGTTGGAGTAGCGCTCCTGCCAGAGGTCGGACCGGACCGTGCACGAGTAGTAGACGCCCGTGCCCAGGGTCGGGACGTAGAGGCCGGGCTGGTAGAGCAGGGCGGTCCGCACGGCCAGCACCACCGCGCGCCGCTGCTGGGCCAGGGCCTGCGGGTTGACGCCGCGCAGGTAGGCGTCGACGCCGATCTGGTACCGCCACATGATCACGTTTTCCACCCCGGAGGGTGCCGTGCGCACCGGGCCGCTGACCGCCGAGGTCTGCACCTCGGACACCCAGAGCGAGGGCATCAGGTCCAGCCCGACCTCGACCGGCTGCCAGTCCGCCCGGACGACCGGGTTCGGCAGGTCCGCGACGGTCCAGCCGTCGTGCTGGCGGATCTTGGCGAGCAGGTCCGGCAGGCGATCGTCCAGCCGCTCGGCGACCAGTTCGATGACCCGGCCCGGCCCGCCGTCCCAGGCCATCAGCGACTCCTGGGCTGGTCGTTCTTGATGTAGCCGAGGATGTACGCCTGGACGATCTTGACCAGTTCCTGCCGCTGGGCCTCGGTGAGGTTCACCGGTGGGCGGCGGGGCATCCGGGGCGTGCCGGTCTGGTGGTAGCGGGCGTAGGGGACCTTGGCACCGACCCGCAGGGTGTCGGTGGTGATGACCTCGATGCCGAACGGGCGGCGGGTCAGGTCACGGCGCAGGTCCCCGGTGCGGACCAGGATCGGGCGGCCCGGGTAGTTGCGCTCCTTCCAGGTCCGGTAGCCGGGCGAGAGCGGAGCCCACGGCGCGCCGCCGGAGGCGCCCTCGGTGGCGAACAGCAGCAACTCCATCGAGGCGAACCGGTCGGCGATCTCCTCGTAGGCGGGCCGGAGGTCGGTGATGGCCTCGGTCCACCGGACGAGTGTGCGCTTGAGTTGCTGGGACCCGTTGGCCCGCAGCGTGATCGTTACCACCGCAGGTCGTCCGGGAAGGCCACCGGCGGGAACAGCGACCAGACGAACCCGGCGCCCTCGACATAGATCGGGACGTCGTCGACGGACTCGGAGCCGCCCTGCTCCAGCAGGCCCTGCAGGAGCGCGTCGACGGCGTCGACCGAGCGCAGGTAGCGCTGCCAGAGGACCCCGGAGTATGCGGTGTCATTGACCCCGGCCCGCTCCGGGTAGAACGCGGCCTCCCAGTAGGAGGCGACGCCGTTGGAGACGGCGTCGCGGCCCATCAGATACACCTGGGACCATGCGACGGCATCGACCCGGAACAGTTCGGTGCCGACGGCCAGGCGGCCCATCAGGTCGCCGGACAGTTGGGCCACCCAGGCCAGGATGTCGTCCTCGGTGATCACGATGGTGCCGCCGGGGTAGGCGGTGCCCGGCGCCGACGGCAGTTGCCGGTAGGGCACGAGCCGGTGCACGTCCTGGACGACGAGGTCGAACGGGTTGGCCAGATCCGTCGGTGGCCAGACCGGGTCGGTGGCGGTCACGTCACGTCCCCTCTGGAACTACTCGGTCGGAGCGTCGACCTGCTCGGCCAGGATGGACCCGGTGTCCAGGTACCGCCGGGCGGTGGTCGGCTTGAGGGTGACGACGTCGCCCTGGTTGCCGGTGACGAACCGGCCGTCGGCCAGCACCACGTTGACCCAGGGCCGATTGGTCACCAGGTAGCGCGGGCCCTTCTCCCACTCCCGGACGATCCCGGTGCGCACCACCCGAGGCTCCACATAGCCCCGGTAGGTACCCACCGGGACCGGCGTGTGGTCCTCGGCGTCGTCCCGGTCGATCACGACGAACCGGTCCAGGCCGAGTGGTTCGACGACCGGCTCGACCGTGGGCTCTACGACCACCATGTCTCGGCCCCTTCCAGGGCTATCGCCGGGACCATCGGCGCGACGTTCTCGACGCGGACGTGCGGGTCCACGTCGTCACTCCGGCCGGGCTGCCGGGCAGGGTCCAGGTTCACCGTAACCGGCGGCTCGGACCCTTCTCCCGTGCGGAAGCCCCGGTAAGCGACCTGGGGCATCAGGTTGCGACGCCGGTGATGACGTAGGCGGCGAGGGGATCGGTGACGACGGGGATGTCGAGCCGGGCGGACTGCACCCAGTAGGTCTCGACGCGGGCCTCGTCGACCACCCGGGCGTACTGCGGGATCTCCTCGGCCACGGCGCCCACGGTCTGGGAGCCGCAGATGATGGCCGACTGCCGCGGCTGCTGGGTGGTGGTGACGATGTTCAGGCCCATGATCGAGGGCAACTGCTGGAAGAACAGCGGGTTGTAGGCCACGTTCTCCCGAGGCATCCGGGCGATGACGTCCGGGTTGCCCAGCAGCAGCCCGGCGGTCGACGGGTGCAGCAGCAGAGTGTCGGCGTTGTAGCCCATGTCGGCGTTCTCGACGGCCAGGATGCCCGCGAGGATGTCCTGGATCGCCTTCTGGCCCGCCGAGTCCCAGGTGGCCGCGGCAGGTACCCGCGGGATGGCCGGGTTGGCGTTGAACGCGGCGATTGCCCGGGCGTCGGACAGTTTCACCAGCGTGTTGCCCAACTTGGTCAGCCCGCGGGAGATCACGTCGTAGTTCGCCCGGCGGCTCTCGGTGTAGGTCACCGGGAACATCCCGCCGTAGTGCTTGACGGTGGCCACCTGCTCAGGCAGGTCGGCGACGTTGACGATCGGGAACTCGGCGCCGTTGGCGATGTCGCCGGGCTGCCGGTTCGGGTCGGGGTCGATGAACGCCTGCGGCGTGGTCGACACGTTGTAGAGCACCGCGCCGCCCGAGGCAGCAGCCGACCGGAACAGATACCGGGACACGAACCGCGGCAGGGTCGTGATGTTGATCAGCGTCGTCAGGTCCGTCGGGTTCTTGGCCCAACGGTCCAGGTAGACGTAGTTGCCGACGATCTGGGGCGCGCCCGGAAGGTTCGGGTATAGCGGCGGCTGGACGGAAGTCACGGCAGGGGTTCCTCTCTCAGCCGATGGTCAGGGCGATGGGGGCGGAAGCGTTGGCCGCGGCGTCGGCCACGCAGATGCCAGCAGCGGCCTCGGCGGCGCCGCCCTTGGCGGCCTTGCCGGAGGCGTCCGGCACGACCAGGTCACCGGCGACCAGGGCCACGGCTGCCTCGACCGGCACGACGCCGGAGCGCCAGGTGCCGACCGACTCACCGAGGGCCGCGTCGGTCATCGAGACGCCGAACACGCCGTCAGCAGCAGCGGCGGCGTGGACGACCTTGGGCCGGTTGCCGACACCGCCCGGGGCGATCTTGACGAACCGGCGCGAGGAGATGGCGGCGGCGGCGATGCACGTCGGGATCTCCGCCGGGGAGATGTACGGCGCGTTGTCCACGTTGGCCACTGTCAGGCTCCCTTGGTGTCGTTCTCGTAGACGCGGAGGCCCAGTGCCGCCGCGTCGGCCCGTGCGCGGGTCGTGGTCGACCCGCCGCCGGAGCCACCGGTGGGCGCGTCGACGTGGCCGAGCGGCACCGAGTGGTAGAGCCGTGGGCTGGCGGCGAGCAGGGCCACCGTGCCCTCGAAGTCCTTGGCCAACTGGGTCCGCCACAGAGGCTCGGTGACCGGGGTGATCCGGCCGCCGTCCTGCGGGTCCTCGGAGAAGCGCTTGACCACCGCGTCGATGGCGGTCACGGCGTCGGCCTCGTTGCGGGCCTGCTCGCGGGCCAGCAGTTCGTCGAGCCGGGTGGACATCTCGGAGAACGTGGCGACCTGGGCCGGGGTGAGCACGATGCTGCCCTCGGACGCGGCGACCGCGACCGGGACCTCCGGCGGCTCGGCGGGCTTGTTCAGTTCGGTGATCTTGGCCAGGACGGCATCCTCGTCGGCGTCCTCGGCCAGCCCGAGGGCGGCGAGCACTGCCGCCGGGGTCTTGGTGTCCGTCATCTGGACTCCTTCTGTGTGATCGACGGGGACAGCATTAGGCGTGGGCGGCTCGGACGGTGGGAGGTCGGCGTCCTCATCCAGGGCGGACATGAACACGACCGTGCCGTAGTCCGGCGCCTCGCTGGCGGTGGCGGTGAGGACGTCGCCCAGGTCCTTGATGGCGGGGCGGGTCGCGCCGAGCAGCGCGACCGCGGTGAGCACCCGCTTGAGCACCTTGCCCGCCCGGGTCCGCATGTTGTAGCCGATCTCCACCGACCGGGAGGGGTAGGCCGACGGCATGACCTCGGCGAGTTGGCCGGGGACGTTGACCAGGTCGCCGTAGAGGGTGTCGTCCTCGACGGTCAGGTTCTCGACCTGCCCGTAGACGGGGTCACCGTCGTACTGCGGGTTGTTCATCCGCGGGTCGAGGTGGCCGATCTTGATCACCGTCTTGCCAGCCATCGGGTCGCGGCTGGAGCGGACGATCTCGGCGAGGTCGTCGTGGGTGATCGAGGTCTTGCCCGTGGAGGCCGAGTGGGAGCCGACCTTGGCCAGGGCGACCCGCTTGAACGTTGCTACTGGCACGTCGCCCATGGTGGTGCGGATCGCATCCGGTAGGTGGGACCCTTGAGGGGTGGAGCACTCAGCGGAGTACGCCGGTCACACCTACTCGTGGGCCGGTGACCTCTACCTGGACACGGTGCTGACCCGCGAGGACGGCCAGGAGGTCCGCTACTCGTCGCTCTCGACCATGTCCAACGGCCGGGCCGATGCGGCCTTCCCCGAGGCCCACGGCTTCGCTCAGTAGGACTCGTAGTCCTCCTCGACGGTCCAGCCCAGGGCCCGCAGGTGGTCGACGAGGTCGGC